CGGGCCGTCGACGGCATCGTCTTCGACGGCTTCGGCAACCCGATCGCCTACTACGTGCTGCGGCGCCACCCCGGCGATCAGCGCGCCTGGCGCGCCGGTCCCGACGACTACAACCTCATGCCCGTGGAATCGGTCGTGCATTTGTTCCGGGCCGAGCGCCCGGCGCAGAGCCGCGGCATCCCGGAGGTCACCAGCTCGCTGTCGCTCTTCGCGACACTGCGGCGCTACACGCTGGCCGTGCTGGGCGCGGCGGAGCAGGCCGCGCTGCCCAGCGGCGTCATCTACACCGATGCGCCCGCGGACGCCGAATCGGCCGCAGTCGAGCCGATGGACACGGTCGAGATGGACCGCGGCACGTGGATGACGATGCCGTACGGCTGGAAGATCGGCCAGGTCAAGGCCGAGCAGCCCACCACGGTGTATGGCGATTTCAAGCACGAGGTGATCAACGAGATCGCCCGCTGCCTGAACATGCCGTTCAATATCGCGGCCGGCAATTCATCGGGCTACAACTACGCTTCCGGCCGCCTCGACCACCAGGCCTTCTTCAAAGCCATCCGCGTCGATCAGAACTTCCTCGGCGACATGGTCCTCGACCGGCTGCTCAAGGCGTGGCTGGACGAGGCCGTGCTCATCGAGGGCTACTTGCCGCAGTGGCTGCGGCAGCTGGGAATCGACCTGCCGCACCAGTGGTTCTGGGACGGATTCGAGCACGTCGATCCGCAGAAGGAAGCCGGCGCGCAGGCGACCCGGCTGCAGAGCAACACGACGACCCTCGCGGCAGAGTACGCCAAGGCCGGGCTCGATTGGGAATCCGAGCTCCGCCAGCGCGCCCGCGAGGTCGCGCTGATGCGTGAACTGGGGCTCACCGCGCAGACACCGGCCCCACAAGCGGCGCCCAACGAATCCAACCGTCAGGAGGACGAGGACGATGTCACGGAAGACGTCGACGCCCGCGCGTGCGCGTGAGCCCTATGAACAGGTGCCCGATCGAATCGAGCTGCGTTGTCAGCCTGGCCGAATCACCCTCGAGGCCCTGGCCGTCGAGGGTGAGGCTGAGGTCATCCCGCGCTTCACGATGGTGGCGTACACGGGCGAGCCGCTGCGAGTGGAAGGCTGGCGGTTCCCGGTCGTGGTCGACCTCGAGGGACTGTCCATCCCGTCACAGCGTCGGCCGGTGCGTTTCGGCCACAGCATGTACGCCGGGGTCGGGCACACCGAACGGATCGCCGTGGAAGCCGGCCGGCTGATCGCCGAGGGCATCGTGTCGCGCGACACGGTGGCGGCGCGTGAAGTGGTCGCCAGCGGCAAGCGGGGTTTCCCGTGGCAGGCGTCGATCGGCGCACAGGTCGCCCAGGCCGAATTCGTCCGCGCCGGCAAGAGCGTCACGGTAAACAGCCGCACGTTCGAGGGGCCGCTGTACGTGGCCCGGCGGACGGTGCTGGGCGAGATCAGCTTCGTTGACCTGGGGGCGGACGGGAATACCACCGCGACGATCGCGGCGCAGCAACAGGAGAACGAACTCATGGACGAGAGCAAGGACACGGAGGTCCTCGACAACGTAGCGCCGGAGGCGCCGCAGGACGAGGTCGCGCGTGACGAGGCGACGGGCGCCGGCACGGAGGCCGGCCCCGCCGCCAGCGCGACACCGGCACCGGTCGTCAACCCGGTCGCGGACATCCGCGCGCAGGCGCTGGCGGAGACCAAGCGCATCGCCGCGATCCGTTCGATCCTGGGTGGGCGGCTGCCCGAGATTGAGGCGCGCGCGATTGCCGAGGGCTGGACCCCGGACCGCACGGAACTCGAGAAACTGCGTGTCACGCGCCCCAAGGCGCCGGCCGTGCACGTCACCGAGACGGCCGTCACCGGCCAGGTGCTCGAGGCGGCGTGCATGCAGGCAGCCCGCGTCGAGAAGCTCGAGCGGTACTTCGAAGCGCCGGTGCTCGACGAAGCGGACCGCCAGTTCGACGGGCGCATCGGCCTGGCCGAGCTGATCGTCGAGGCGGCCCGGGCCAACGGATACGTCGGCCGCGAGCGGCGCGTCACGCCGGAGATGCTGCGCTACGCCTTCGGCCGGGAGATCCGGGCCGCGGCGTCGACCATCGACATCGGCGGTATTCTCAGCAATGTCGCCAACAAGTTCCTGCTGGAGGGCTTCTTCAGCGTCGAGCGGACCTGGCGGAACATCTGCGCCGTCCGCAACGTCAGCGACTTCAAGACCGTTACCAGCTACCGGCTGATCGGCAAGGACCAGTACGAGCAGGTCGCCCCGGGCGGCGAGCTGAAGCACGGCACGCTCGGCGAGCAGGCCTACACGAACAAGGCCGATACCTACGGCTTGCTGCTGGCCATCGATCGCCGGGACATCATCAACGACGACCTGGGCGCGATCACGACGGTCCCTCGCAAGTTGGGGCGCGGCAGCGGCCTGAAGATCAACGACATCTTCTGGTCGATCTTCATGAACAACGCGGCGTTCTTCGCCGCCGGCAACAACAACTACCTGACCGGCGCCGACACGGCGCTGTCGATCGAGGGCCTGTCCAAGGCCGAGGTCGCGTTCCTCAACCAGACCGATCCGGACGGCAAGCCGCTGGGCGCGATGCCGGCGGTGGTGCTCGTGCCCACGGCGCTGAGCGCCATGGCCACGGTGCTCTACAAGTCGCTGGAGATTCGCGACACGACCGCCAGCACCAAGTACCCGATCGCCAACCCCCACACGGGCAAGTTCCGCGCAGAGGTCAGCCGCTACCTGAGCAACACGCAGTACACCGGGTACTCGGAGAAGGCCTGGTATCTGCTGGCCGATCCGATCGACCTGCCGGTCATCGAGGTCGCGTTCCTCAACGGCCAGGAGGCTCCGACGATCGAGACCGCCGACGCCGACTTCAACGTGCTCGGCGTGCAGATGCGCGGCTACCACGACTTCGGCGTCGCGCTGCAGGAACCGCGCGGCGGGATCAAGAGCAAGGGCGAGGCGTAGCAGTACGGACCCAGCCATGAAGGAGTGACACAGGATGGCACAGGCAACATTCGTACATGACGGCCGCTCGATCGACTACACGCCCGGCTCTGCGGTAGCCGCAGGCGACGTCATTGTGCAGGGCGAGCTGGTGGGCGTGGCCCGCACACCGATCACGGCCAATGCGCTGGGGTCGCTGGCGGTGGACGGTGTGTTCGACTTCGCCAAGGCGACCGGCGGTGGCACCGCGATTACTGCGGGCGCCAACGTCTATTGGGACGACACGAACAACGTCGCCACGACCACCGCGACCGGCAACAAGCTGATCGGCAAGTGCGTCAAGGCGGCCGCGGACGCCGCCGCCACAGTGCGTGTGCGGATGATGCAGTAGGAGCGCCGGCGTGGCCGACCTGCTCGAAAAAGGCGCGGCGTGGCTGCAGGAGCAGCGCACGCGTCACCTGGCGCGGACGGTCACGTACCTCCGCGCCGGCGACAGCGTGGACCTGCCCGCCACGATCGGGAGCACGACATTCGAGCAGGCCGACGAATACGGCGTGCTGCATCGGACGGAGTCGCGGGACTACCTGATCACGGCCGTAGATCTCGTCCTGGCGGGCAAGCAGGACCTGCCTCGGCCAGGCGACCGCATCCGCGAGACGGACGGCGACCAGATCTTCCTCTACGAGGTGATGGCGCCGGGCGGCGAGCCGGCGTGGCGCTACAGCGACGCGTACCGCCGCACGCTGCGCATCCACACGAAACACGTAGGCATGGAGCGCTGATGCCATGAGTGACGGTCAGCCCGAGAAGTGCCAGTTCCAGCCGACGTGCCTGAAGGACCTGGGCGAGATTCGCTCGGCGGTCTTCGGCAACAACCACCCGGAGAAGTCGCTCCTGGTGCGCATGGAACGGGTGGAGTCGCGGCTCGCGGCCATTCAGAAGCTCTCCTTCGCCACGCTCTGCGGCGTCGGCACGCTCCTGCTGAAGTTCATCGGCACCTGGCTGGAAGGCCTGATGCGAGGTTCGTGATGCCGGACAGCACACTCATTGCCCTGGCCGATGCGGTCGTCGCCAGCCTGAACGGGGCGACGTTCAGCATGACGTTCCAGGCGGAACGCGGCTACCGCCCCGCCGTGGAATTGCCGGTGCTGCAGGCGCTGAAGGTCACGGTCATCCCCAAGAGCCTGGCGCTCAGCGCGGCCACGCGCGCGGACGGCTTCTACGACTGCGCGATCGACATCGGCGTGCAGCGCAAGGTCGATGTCGATGATCCCGCGGCTTTGGACGCGCTGATGAAGCTGGTCGAGGAGATCGGCGACCACCTGCGCTACCGCAAGCTCGAGGGATTCGCCGTGGCGGCCTGGCTCGCGCTCGAGAACGAGCCGGTGTTCGCGCCGGAGCACCTGGAGCAATACCGGCAGTTCACGAGCGTGCTGACGGTCACGTACCGGGTGCGGAGGTGAACGGCCATGCCGCTGCAGTGGTTCGCGGGCTTCGAGGCGTTCGACCTCGCGGAGATGGTCACCTTCACGGGGGCGACGGTCAGTGGGGCGTACAAGCGCAGCGGCGCCTGCGGCTGCCGACTCACGGTTCCGACCGGCACAACGGTGGTGAACATCGCCGTGGCCAACGGCTACGACGCCAACGGGAACCCGACCACCATCAGCCGGACGGCGTACACGATCGGATTCGGACTGCGCGTGATCGCGCTGCCGCAGACGGTGGGTCAATGGGAACACGTGCTGTTCATCGGCTCGGGCACCACCCATCGGGCATCGCTGCGACTCGGCGAGGATGGCACGCTGCGGCTGCACATCGGCGCGGTGGGTTCGCCGCACCTCGCCAGCTTCGGGCGGGTCGACCTGAACCGCTGGTACTACTGCGAACTGGCGGTGCTGTTCGATCGGTACGTCTGGCGCATGGATGGGAAGGTCGCGGCGCAAGGCCTCGGCGGGCCGGGTGGATCGATGAACGTGGCGTATCTGGGCAAGCGCTTCAACCTCGCGTCACAGGGCTACACGGTCGAAGTGGACGACGTCTACACGTGCGACGACGCCACGTTGTTCGGGCCGACGGTGCGTGTGGCGCGCCTCAACGCGAACGTGAACGGCTCGCAGTTCGGCTGGTACCCGTACCCGCCGGACGAGCCGCCGCCCGAGCCCAAGGGAGACTGACGTGGACTACTGGGAGTACGTCAGCCAGGTTCCGCAGGACGGCGACGCCACCTACCTCGACGGCAGCTACCCCGGCGCGGTGTTCAACGTCGGCGCCGCCGACGCGGCGCTGGCGCCAGGCGAAAAGGTCGTCGCGGTGGCCGCGGCGGTGTGCTGGCGCAACAACAGCGGCGGCAATGGGCGGGTCACGCTGCGCGTCGGCGCTGCCGAACAGGCCACAGCCAACTTCAACCCGAGCGGCGCGTACGACACGGTCTTCGTCTTCGCCCGCAACTCGCCGGCCACGGCCAAGCCCTGGACGCGGGCGGAGGTCAACGCCGCGCTGGTTGGGGCGGTCGTCAACACGGGCTATGGCCTGCGGGCCACGCAGGCGGGGTTGCATGTGCTGCTGTACACGCCGCCCGTCGTGCCTCTCAAACCGAAGGAGTGGCCCATGAACTTCAAGGCGCTCGAGTCGTTGACAGCAACCGGGTCGGATCAGGCCGTCGAGGTGCCGCGCGGCGCCACGCTGATCGTGCGGCCGCTGGCGGCAAACGTGGAGGTCCGCGACGTGTCCGGTGCGACCGCGAAACTGACGATCCCGGCTGACTCGATGGTGATGCTCGGCCCGTCGTACGGCCAGACGGTGTACCTGCGCGCCACGGCCGGCACGGTGATCGAGCTCGGACTCACGTAGCGCGTCCGGCAGTCATGGAGGACTGAACATGGCGAACTTCGTGCTGGGGATGAACGCCAAGCTGTACCACGGCGCGGCCGGCAACCCCGCGTCCACGGAAATGACCAACGTCCGCAACGTCACGCTGAACCTGGAGGCGGGCGAGGCGGACGTCACCACGCGGGCCAATCAAGGCTGGCGGGCCACGGCGCCTACGCTGCGCGAGTGCTCGGTCGAGTTCGAGATGGTCTGGGACCCCGCGGATGCCGGGTTCACCGCCATCAAGAACGCCTACCTCACCGCCGGCCTGATCGCATTGAAGGTGCTGGACAAGGAAGGCGGCCAGGGGCCGGACGGCGACTTCTCGATCACGTCCTTCAGTCGCAGCGAGGAGCTCGAGGAGGCCATCACCGTCAGCGTCACCGCCAAGCTCGCGGTCTACCGCACCTGGGTCACGGGGAGCTGACGGCCATGAAGACCTTTACCGACAACGCCGGGCGAACATGGACCCTTGCCATCAACGTCGACGTGCTCAAGCGCGTGCGCGGCCTCATCGACGTGAACCTGCTCGACATCATCGACGGCAAGCTCATCGAGCGGCTGTACCGCGATCCGGTGCTCCTGTGCGACGTCGTCTACGCCGCGTGCAAGCCCGAAGCGGACGCCCGGAGCGTCAGCGATGAGGAGTTCGGCCGCGCGATGGCGGGCGACGCGATCGAGCAGGCGACGAAGGCACTCTTGGAGGAACTGGTGCTTTTTTCCCCGAGCCCGAGAGATCGGGCGAACCTGCAGCGCGTGCTCGAGACGACTTGGCAAGTGATGGACAAGGCACGGGACCTGGTCGAGGCCCGGTTGGCGACGGTCGACGCGGAGCAGATCGTCGCCCAAGCGCTCGTGACGTCTGGGACCTCATCTGGCAGTGCGCCGGGATCGTCGGCGTCGACCCCGGACGGCTGACGCTGCGCGAGCTGCTCGCGCTGGCCGAGGCGCGCGCGAGGGACGAGTGGGCACGAATGAGCGCGCTGCTGGCACTGGTCGCAAACTGCCATCGCGACCCGAAGAAGACACGGGTCTTCAAGCCGGCTGACTTCGACCCGTTCACGAAGCGGGCCGCGCCGGTGGAGGTCGGGATGGAAGCGATCAAGGAGTTCTTTACCACAGGCAAACTCCCGGGCACGGATGCCCGGGTGCAGTGATGTGAGGCACAGCGTAAGGAGAATGCACATGCCTCTTCCGGAAGAAGTCGTGCAGAGCGTGTCGTCCACCAACTTCAAGTCGCTGGGCGACGGTCCGTCGTTCTACCACAACCTGGCGATGAGCAACGCGGTCAACCAGCAGAACCTGGCGGCGCAGAACGCGATCGCGCAGCAGCAGGCGCTGGGCACCGTGCTGACCGCCGCGGTCGGCAAGATCGTCAAGGCCCTGACCGAGGCCGACGCCGAGGAGGCGGTGTCGCTGAGCAAGGTCATGAGCGGCGACGACGTCGCGGCCAAGATCGCGAGCCTGATCGGCTCGCTCGGCTTCGGCCAGATCGGGGCCAAGACGGCCCAGACCACGCCGCCGCCGACCGGCACGTAGTCGGCTCCCGTGATTGCGCCCGCGGAGTGGCCGATGCGGCGCTCCGCGGGCGTTTTCCTACGCTGGTGATGAGGTGCGCGGCATGATCACGATGCAGATCAAGACGCTGTTCTTCGACGAGCAGACGGTGCTGCGGGCCGTGGACAAGGCGAAGCGCGCCGTGCTGTCGAAGGCGGGCGCGTTCATCCGCACGACCGCGAAACACAGCATCCGCACGAAAAAAGGCAGCGCGCCGGTGGGTCAACCGCCACACTCGCATGAGGGCTCGCTGCGCCGGATGATCTACTTCGGTTACGACCCGAGCACCGACTCGGTGGTCGTCGGGCCGGTGGGGTTCCAGCGCAGCACCGCGCCGAACGTGCTCGAGTTCGGCGGCAAGACTGAGATGCGGCGCCGGCGGCGCGGCCAGGTCGTTCGCACCCGTGTGACCATCGATCAGCGGCCGTTCATGGGACCCGCGCTCGAGAAGGAGCGGCCGCAGCTTCCGAAGCGTTGGGGCGGCAGCATGCGCGGAGGGTAGTCCGTGGCGAACACAAAAGGCATCCGCGCTGGCCGGGCGTTCGTCGAGCTCGGCGTGGACGATCGTGTCGCCAAGGGGCTGCAGAAGGCCGAGCAACGGCTGAAGGCCTTCGGGGAGGGTGTCCGCTCGGTGGGCCTGAAGCTCGGGGCGCTGGGCTCGGCGGCGCTGACGTTCCTGGGCGGCACAGTGAAGGCCTTCGTGGATACCGGCGACGCGCTGGACGAGATGTCGGCCCGTACCGGCGTGAGCGTCGAGACACTGTCGGAGCTCGGCTGGGCCGCCGACCTGGCCGGCGCCGACCTGGAGACCCTCGAAACCGGCCTGCGCAAGATGCAGAAGGTCGTCACTGAGGCGGCGACGGGGTCGAAGTCGGCGACGGAGGCGTTGGCGCGGCTGGGGCTGAGCGTCACCGACCTCGTCAATCTGAACCCCGAGCAGCAATTCAAGCTCATCGCCGATCGACTCTCAAAGGTGCAGGACCCGACGTTGCGCGCGGCCCTGGCGATGGAAGTCTTTGGCAAGAGCGGGACACGCCTGCTTCCGCTGCTGGCGGATGGCGCCAAGGGACTGGAAGAGTACCAGCGCAAGGCCCGCGAACTCGGCCTGACCGTCTCAACCGAAACCGCCAAGGACGCCGCCGCCCTGGCGGACACGCTCGACACGCTGTGGCGCGTGCTCAAACAGTCAGCGTTCACGATCGGCGCCGCCCTGGCACCGACCATCAAGGACCTGGGTGATGCAGTCACGCGCGTCGTGGTGCGTGTCACGGAGTGGCTGAAGCAGAACAAGGCCCTGATCGTTACGGCCCTGCAGGTTGCGGCAGCGGTGACTGCCGTGGGCGTCGGCCTGATCGTGGCGGGGACGTTGATCTCGGGCGTCGGCGCCGTGTTCGGCTGGCTGGCCACGGTCGTGACGGGCATCGGCGCCGCATTCGGTGCGATCGGCGCCGCCCTGGCAGCGATCGTCTCGCCGATCGGGCTGGTGATTACTGCGGCCGTGGCGCTGGGCACCACGTTATTGGTCGTCACAGGCGCCGGGAGCGAGGCGCTGACCTGGCTCGGCGAGCAGTTCGGCCGGCTGCGCGACACTGTATATAAGGTAATGGGCGGGATCGCGGACGCCCTGGCCGCCGGCGACATCAACCTGGCCGCGCAGATCCTCTGGCTCAGCCTGAAGTTAGCGTGGCAGCAGGGTGTCGCGGCGCTCAACCGGGCGTGGCTGGAAGCGAAGCGCTTCTTCCTGAGCATCGCCTACGGCATGTGGTATGGGGCCCTCGCCGCAGCCGAAATCGGCTTCCACGCGCTGGAGGTGGCCTGGATCGAGACCACGTCGTTTCTGTCGCAAACCTGGACCAGCTTCACGGCGGGCTTCCAGAAGGCCTGGAACACGGCGATCAACTGGACCACCAAGCGCCTGCTCGAGCTGTGGGGTTTGTTCGACGAGACACTCGACGTTGATGCCGCAAAGCAGATGGCCGACGAGGACCTCGCGTCCGTCAACGCGGAGATCGACCGGCAGCGTGACGCGGCGCTGCAGGCGCGCGAAGCGCAGCGCCAGGCCGAGCGCGAGCGCGCCAAGAGCACGCACGAGGGCGCGCTCGAGGAGATCGGCCGTCAGGACCAGGACGCGCAGCGCCAGCTCGACCAGGAAACCGACGCGCGTGTCAAAGCAACCCAGCAGCAACTCGACGAGGCCCGCAAAGCCCTGGACGACGCCGTGGCCCAAGCGCGGCGCAAGCGCGAGGCCGCCGATGCCGAGGGCGCGGCGCCGAAGCGTCCCCCGGTCGATCCCCTGGCCGGCCTGGATGATCAGCTCGCCGGGCTGGGCAGCCTGCTGGCGCAGAAGATCAGCGTGATCGGCACGTTCAACCCATTGGGCGCGGCGGGACTGGGCGGCGGCAGCGCTGCCGAGCGGACGGCCCGCGCCACCGAGGAGACCGCCAAGCACACGAAGCGCCTGGCCGAAAGCGCCGGGCGCCTGACGTTCGCATAGGAGACCTGCGTTGCCCGTCGAGGTCGTCGAGAAGTTCGAGAGCCGGCTGGTCACAACCGGCACGAGCCCTTCGGTCGAGCTGCGGTACACCATCCGCGGCACGAACGACGACGTCGCAGCGCGCAACGCGCTGGTGGCTGGCAGTCCGGCCACGTATGACCCGTGGGGTAGCGGCTGGTTCTTCCTGCCGCGGGACACGGTCAGCGTTCAGCCGATCGGCGAGGAGCTCTGGGAGGGGATCGTTCGGTACGGCCCGTTCACGCCGACGAACGAGTCGACCTTCGCCTTCGACACCGGCGGCGGCACGCAGCACGTCACGCAGAGCAAGCAGACGATCGCGAAGTACCCCGCCGGCACGGCGCCGGACTTCAAGGGGGCGATCGGCGTCACGGCGGACAGCGTCGAAGGCGTCGATATCACCGTCCCGGTCTATCAGTTCGCCGAGACACACTACCTGCCCGACACAACCGTCACGCCGGCGTACCGCGTGACGCTGTTCCAGCTCACCGGGCGCGTGAACAGCGGCGCGTTCAAGGGCTTTGCGGCGGGCGAGGTGCTGTTCCTCGGCGCATCGGGATCGCGGCGCGGGTACGGGGACTGGGAGATCACGTTCCGCTTCGCGGCCAGCCCGAACGTCACGAACCTCACGATCGGCGACATCAGCGGCATCAACAAGAAGGGCTGGGAATATCTCTGGGTGCGCTACGCCGACAGCGAGGACACGGTGGCCAAGGCGCTCGTGAAGAAGCCCATCGCGGTCTACATCGAGCGGGTGTACGACGACGGCAATCTGAGCCTGCTGGGGATCGGGTAAGCCATGGGCACGACACTCAAGAAGGTGCGCAGCGGCGACCCGCTCGTCATCCCGGCGGCGACGTTCAACGCCTTCGTGGACGTGGCACGGGATTACCAGGAGCGCCAGCGCAGCGCCACCCGTGACGGGCTGCCCGACTGGCGGCAGACCGGAATCATCCTGGTCCGCAATGACAGCGGCGCCGACCGCCAGCGCTTCGACGTGCTGGGCGTAGCCGGCGCCGTCATCAAGCCCACAGACAACGCCGACGCGTTCAAGGAGCGGGTCGCGCTAAAGGGCGTCACGCCCACCGCCGCGCACGCCGGTCGATTCGTGGTCCTGCTCGAGCCCGTCAAGAACGGCCTGTTCGGCCGCGGGTGCGTGGACGGCGTGTGCGTCGCCCGCGTGAAGATGAACGATGAGGGCCACGTCTTCGCCGAGGCAAAGGACGGCCAGGCGGACAAGCTCGACAGCGGCGCGGCGGGTTCCGCTTGCCTGCTGTGGGTGCAGCCGCCCAGCGAGCGCGACCCGGACCCGACGGTCGCGTGGGTCGTGGCGAAGATCGGCCTGCCGACCGGCGCGGCGT